ACGCAGTCCAGAACGACGCGGCGGTAGCACTCGGGCAAAAACTCGAATCGCTCGTCTATCGTCTCTTCCATCGGATGCGTCTCGGGATGGTTATTTTTCATCGGTGCTTTTGTTTCTCTGGTTTCGGAGTGGGGGGAATAAAGGTCAGCCGGCGGCGGCTTCATCGAGTAACTTCTGAACTGCGACGGCCTGCGCCACGACGCCGATGGGGACGCCATGTTTAACTGCCTGCACGTATTTGACGACCGGCTGCATCAGTTGCCGCGCTTCTTCGATGGGACTCGGCGGCATCTTGATTTGATCGCGCACCCGCTGCGCCGCATACTCGTCTGCGCGATTCCATCTGTTTCCGATACTCTGCCGAATGTCTCCCACTATGACGACGGCATCGGTGAGTTCGCGTGAACCCCCAGCGGCCTCGATTTTCTCCATCGCCAGCCCGAGGGCAGCGTAAAGTTCTTCCTGATTAAGTTTCATAATTGTATTGAGTTTTGTGTGACTGTTGGGGCCTAGCGTTTTGGTTCGTGGAAACTATGCGGCAATGGCTCACCCTGTTAAAGGCGAGCCATTGTTGAGGCGAAGCGAATTGGACTGTGGTATCGCGGACAACTGCGGAGGGTCGCTCGGGAGTGCCATCTACGCACACGACCTTGATCCGCGCTCACTGCCCTTGCGGGCACACTTTTATCCGGGTGGGAGTAGGGACGGCAATGGAGAGACGCAGGTGTTTCTATGCGGATCAATCTTGCGATTGGTTGGCAGAGCCTTTTTCCGCGATGCCGGATTTCCCGTCATACCATGCCAGCGCCTCACCAGTGCCGTCCTTTGCGGTTCGACCGCCCCGGCACCGATCACTCTCTCGCACTCTTCCGGAGTGGGAGCAGGTTTCGCGGCTGTTATCACGGCCCGCGGAGCGCGTATCGTTTCAAGCGATGGCAAAAACGTAGGACGGGAAATTTCCCGATGGCAATAACGAAAAAGCCCCCAGCGCGGACGCCGAGGGCTTTTCGTGAAACGATACGAGCTTTGAAGGCGCAATCTTTCCGGCGTTCTCCTGATTTCCGCAAGCACTATTTTTGAGCTACCGTTCTGCCCTCCTCACAAAGCGCCCTCTACTGGTGCGAGGAAGCCTTGGAAGTGCTGCGCGGGCCGGCGCGCACGGCTCATAAGTTATGGACCGGGAACAAAAACGCCTCGCAGGTCAATCCCGCGAGGCGTTTGCACGCCCACTCATGGACTACGTGCTGCATTGCTGTAGCTACGTGTAGCCACGCGCCGCCCTCGGTCAACCCCGGATTTACCGGGTGTAAACGACTCGCTCCAAGTTCTGCACCTTCGCCGTCAGGCTGGCCATCTGCTCCCCCTGCTCCGAAACCTTTTTCAGCGTCCAGCCCGACAGCATCAGCAGAATGCTAATCAACAGGGTGTTGAAGTTGAGGTTGTGGCTACGGGTGATCATAGGGTCATTGTTTAATCGCCGCCAGTGCATCCCGCAGACCATCCCCAAAGGCCATTGCGTAGAGTTTAACGCGGGGATCGGCGGTCGAGACGATAGATTCACCGTAGGTCGCGGCAAAGAGGCTGTGCGCGGTCTGCACGAGGGCTATGAAGGCCGGCACGTCGGCGGGTGGAATCTCGTGCGCTTGGCAGACGGACCGCACCCAATTAGCAAGGGAGGCCGAGCTGACTTCGGAATCTTTGCTCAAAGCTCCGGCGATGCCATCGGCCAACGCTTGCGCGGCTGGCGCATATCTCGGGTTTTTGGCGAGAGCCAGGGTCGCGCCGGCTGAAACCGTCACCCGCATGAACGCCGCGCCTTGTTCGGGCGTCAGGGATGGGCTTCCAACCGTGCTGCAACCCGTCGTGACAAACGCGGCCCACACCGCGATCCCGACTAGCGCCAAGGCGAAGAAAAGACCGCGCAGGGCGGTCGAGTTGTAATGATTGCGGCGGATTTTCATGGAGTCTTGGTCAGGCTTTCGGTTTTGGTTTCCGTTGTCGTGGCGCTCACGGTGTCGCCCTTCGGCTCGGGTCCTTTGAGCAAATATCCAACCACGATGCCAACGGCGAAAGAGAGCGATTTCAGCACCGCGGCGAGCACTTGCCACCAGCCGAGTTTAGCCATGTCTGCCGGCTCAATCGGCCAGAAGTTGTCGTAAAATCCCGTGCCGAACGCCTGCAACCCGAACCCGCCCGCGATGAGATAAAACAGCGCGTGCTTTCCGGCGTGGTGTCTGAGGGCTTGCCACATGGTCATTGTGCGGGCTTCTCGGGCTTCGTGGCCTTTTCTGCCGCGGCCAATTTGTCCTTCGCGGCCGCCAACTCACGCGACAGTTCCGCAATCTTCGCGTTCGCGAGCTGGAGTTGCACCTGCAATTCCTGCACCGCCTGCGCGTTCTGGTCGCGCTGCTGGCGGATGATCGCAACCGTCATCGCCTGCTGCTGGCGCTGCTCGGCGGCTTGCTGGGATTCGGGTTGCGGGGGTGACTCAGCGGCGAGCGCCGCGGCGAATAAAGCAATGAATACAAAAACGAGTGGTTTTCTCATTGGGCAAAAAGTTACGGCGCGCTCATTACTCCGTTTGCATCGACGACCACAGCGCGCGTCCCGGTGCCAGATAGTCCTACGACTTGTAAGTTTGTCATCTTTAGCGACCCGGCAAAACTTCCCCCCGCGCCGGTTCCGACCCCAATCAATCCCGGTGAGATGCGCGAAAAGGCCGAGTCTTGGGTGTTGTAGTCGGCGCTCGTATCGTTGGAGGAAAAGCCAATTATTCCACCTCCGGGGACCAAAGCGCCACCGTAACCAGAGCCGGTCAGGACGCCGAGAAGGATGCGGTTTGAGGTGGTATCCTTGATGAAAACAGTGCCGTGGGTGTTTTCTCCGGTGAAGGCGACGCGGTTTCCGCTGGCAGACTGTCCCAAAGAACCTGTGACGGTGATGTCGGCGGGCAGGGAGAGCGTAACCGGGCCCGTGGCGGCCGAAGCGGTGATTTGGTTCGCCGTTCCGGCGATTGAAGTGACGCCGCCGCCTACCGCATCCCAGGTGATTGTTCCGCCCGTGTGCCACGTCGGAACGTAGCCGTCGCTCGGCGTGCTGCTCGCGAGAACGCCAACCAAAAACGTGTTGGCCGTGCCGTCGTAGAGCTGCATCGCGCCGCGGCCACTCGCCCAAGCGTTCGTGTCGAAGGCAAATTGTCCAGCCGCCGCGGTCGTCACGCTCGTCGCGGCATACGGGGTGATGGCGCTGGCAACAATGTCGGCGTAGTACGACCCATCCTCTGCGTTCTGCACATGGACGCGCGCCTGATTAACCGCCGTCCCTGTAAGTGTTCCCAGCGCAATGCGTACCGTCGTGTCGACGAGCGTGGTTCCGATACCGTTGTCGACGAGGCTGTTTATCCGTCCCCCGTGAATCTTTCCGCTGCGCGATGGCGAAGAAAACGTGACGGTCGAGTCGGATAGGATGCCGTGATATTCGTTGGCAAAGCCGAGATCCTCCACATCTCCACCCGTATTGACCTCAAAGTCTGTTTTGAAAAAACCGTTGCTCGTGCTGTCTGAGGTGAGCGTAACCCCTTTTGCATTGGCCTCCGACGCCCCGCCCAGAAAGGTCATCATCGTTGCGTGCTGCAAAACGATTCCCGTTCCTGTGACCCCCTGCACCAGCACGTCCTCAAATACACAAGCCGAAGCGTAATCGCTACTCGAGCCGCGGCGGTCGATCACGATGCCGTTTAGTGGAGTAGCGCCAACGGCAAAGCCTTGATTCACGGAAACCGTGATCTTCCGGTAAAGGCTCGCGACAGAAGACTCGATCTTGAGCCCTGCGCTGGATGTTCCTGCACCCGACACGCGAAATTGAAATTCGCTGTAATGAACACCCCGGATGTAAACCGCGTCGCTGGCCGATCCGTTGCTTTGCACAACGAAGTTGCCCAGGAACCGCACGCCATAGGTTTCGCCCGAGGCTCCAGTGTCAAACGTCAGCGCGTTCCCGGTCCCGGTGTATTTCAACGTCACTTGACCATAGGCTGAAATATCAACCCCGCCGATGGCCCAATTCGGCCCCGAGCTGTAGGAGTAGGTGCCAACCGGGAACGCCAACCTCTCTTTGGTTGAAGCGATGTAGTTGCGAAGAGCGAGGAGCCGGGTCGCGTTGTCGGTCGTTCCGTCGCCGATTACTCCGAACCACGGCGCGAGGATGGCGCCCGAATAAAGCCGCAACCATCTGCCGCTGCCAGCAGTCGGAGCCACAACAGTTCCGTCATTCGCGGTCGAAGAACTTGAGGAGTCGTAATAAAACGGTCCGCCGCCGCCGTCTGCTGCGGCGTAATATCCCGCAACATCCACGGCATCGCCAGTGGATAACGGAGTTACGCTTAAGGCTTTTAGTGCGGCAATGGTCGAAACGGTTTTGGTTTTGGTCGCGCCGATGACGCCTGTTCCCGTCGCCGTGATGGCAATGCCACTGCCGGCTGTAATGTTGCCGGTCAGCCCGTTTGTGCTGCGGTCCTTTTGGACATTAGCCGGCGGCTCGGCGGCGATGACCTGCGCGAGCGAGAACCAAAAGAGAAGCGGAATCAGTAGTTTGTTTTTCATGCGTCGGTGTAGGCCGGAACGACTTGTTCCACGTTGTCGAAATTGCTGTTCCCATCGGAGCGCAGCGCGAAATAACAGTTCGTGTCGCCAGAGGCTTTCGTGAACTGAATCTTTTTCGTGTCGCCTGTGTTATTCTGGTAAACATTCACCACGACCCCGTCATTCAGTCCCGATAAATCAAACACGAGGTCGACGTGCGCCCCGTCTGTCAGCCCTGTCGTGCCGATAACGACATTGCGCGTGCCGGTCCCAGTGAAGGTGACGAGCTCCGTGTGAATCTGCGACGTCGGGGTGATGGTGACGGTGCCAGCGACAGATGAAGCCTGATCGTGGCGGGTTGGGCCGGTGGTGAGCATCGTTGATGTGGTGAAGTGGTTCAGGCCGCGCAGCGTGATTTGGGTTTGATAGACGGGTGTTGGGATACCGTCGGCGTCGATGACCTCGAGCGTGAGGAGAGTTTGGAGTTGGAGATATTCGCCGATGCGCTCGCCCTTGAGCCAGAGAATTTGAAGTGCCACAGAGCCAGTCAGATCAACCGTGCCAGACCATCCGCCGTAAGGGGATGAGACCGCAGCGAAAACTTGCGTTTGCAGTGCCACAGGCCGCGGTAGGGAAAGGATCATCAACTGACGGGCCATCGAAGTGCCGGTCGTCAGCACGGTCAGATTGGCGCTGATGTCGGGCACCAAAAGTTCGCCCGAAACAGACAAGGCGGTCACGGCCCCGAGTTCCTTGTAGGCGATGAGATAGCGGCCAAACCCGCGATCAAAGACGTAAACGCCGCCTTCCCCTGAAATCGTCGGGTCATCGTTGAGCGCATTTTGCAGCCCGGCTGCGTCGAGGTCGTAAGGGAGCGTCAGCGTCGCGCCGCCGTCCACGTCGATTTCAAACGTGCCGTTGATGGGCCGGGATGTCACATCGCCGATGGTCAGCCGAATCCGGTAGTCCACATTCCCGCTCCAGCTTTCCAGCGTCCCCCGATTGGCGAAGAAGAACGATTGCACGCTCTTGGAGCCAATGACGAGAACCGGGAACGGCTCCGGCGCTAGCTGGTTAAGCCCTACGGTGCGCGCCCGTGCGATGTCCGAGGCGGCGGTGTTGATGTAGTTTTCCATGCGCGGCGCGGAGAGGTTCTGGTGCAACGCATGGGGAAATTCCCGCGTTTGGGCAAGGTTTTACCCGATGCAGTCAGACGTAGGTGTAATCGCTGCTGCTGCCACTGAGGGCGGGCGTTGTGCCTATGGTTGGCGAGCCCGTGCCGGTCACGTAGGCATACCAGTTGAAGGTCAGTCCTCCGATTGTGACCGTGCCGCTATTCACCGAGCCGCCAAAGTCCTGCTCGGAAAATGAAATCTGGACGTCGTTGCTTGGGCTCGCGCGACCCGTCACCGCGAAATTGAAACCGTAATAGATGCGAAATTTCCCGGCGTTTGACGGGTCTGGCCCGACGTAAAAAAATAGGCTGAAAAACGTTTCCAGAGGAAGCCCGGAATAGTTGCCTTGCAGCGCATAGATATTTCCAAGCAACCCGCTAACAAGTGCGGGTGCGCAAACCCGCTCCATTGGAATCCGATTTGCCGGCCATGATGCCCACGCCGTGTTCACCGCCGCTCCTGGCGTCCACATACCACTTCCGCCGCCGCGATCGTAGGCGGTCGCGCTCGGCCCGCTTCCGTCAACTGTCAGTGTATTAGCCGCATTGACGCTCGATGTCCCGTTTGTAGCCGTGCCTACGGTTGAAATCGTGAACGACTCCAAGTTCCACGCGAACGCCATCACTTGCGTCAGCGTCAGATTGTCGAGATGGGTGAAACCCAATCCGGTTCCGTCCCCCATCCCGCAGAACGACTGCGGGAAGTAACCATCGCAGCCAAACTTCGGCGTGTTGCTCACTTCAAAAGAAATCAGATGCGACCACGAGATAGTTTGCCGGAGTCCCTGAATTGCATCCGACGCGCTGGCGGATGCCGATGTTATGAAGCAACGCAGAATAATTGATGCTGAAAATGTTCGTCCCGTCGCTCTGATAGATTCCCGCGTCGTCGTCGGCTGTGAGTTGGGCAACCCTAGCACTATTCGCTTTCGCCGCCGTGAAGCCGGACGTCATTGAAGCAAAAGCACTATTTGAGCATGTAGTCCACGCGGTCGGATAATCGAAGCCCACTGCGGCGGAAGGAACGGAAATCGTGGCGATAGTGCTTCCCGATGTAACAATGTTTACGTTTACCGTGTTGGAATTGCCGGCACCTCCTGAGACTCCAATTCCGTTGATCGCCGACGGTCGCAGCGTGAACAGGATTTTCCCGCGGGGCTGTTCCTTCGGTCTCGGCTGGCCTTTGGGTGGCGCGACTATTTTGCGCGGTGAGTGCGCCACCTGCACGTCAATCCCCGGACCGCCCTGAATGCTCGCGAGCAAATCGACCTGCTGGTTGAAGTTCTTTGCGAAGCCAGCGAAGGCCGCGGGCACCCGCTTGATCTTGAGATGGTCGAGCTTGCCCATGGGCTCACCGCGCCTTCACGAAATGCCGCTGCCGCTGCCATATGGAGCCCTGCCACAGACTGAGCGTGGAGTCAGCGGACTCGATGGAGTAGGAGGCCGTGCCGTTGCTGCTGTTCGCCGCGTCAGTCGAAACGTAATTATTATACGTGTTGATGTTGGGCGAAGTCCCACCGTCCAAGTATTCCGCCGCGACGTTCTGGCTCCACTGGTAAATGTATTGGAGTCCGAACTTCACCGGAATCACGTCGGCACTCGCCACGGGATAATTGGTTGAGCCATCGCCGGCCAATGTTGGCGGAACGGTCGCATGAGGAATCGCGTTCCCATTCAAAAGCTGTGCTCGCCATGCGTAATAATAGGAACCGTTTCCCGTGTACACATTTGTTCCGTCCCTTGCGGCGAGGGATTGAAGTATGATCGATGAGCCGGAGTTTGGAGAGTTTCCGATGATGCCCACACGATACCAACCATCGCCGATGGCCGAGACATCAAAATATGCCGCGTTTTGACTCGTGACGGCTCCAGTGTTCAGGTCGGTCTTGCCCCAAGCGTCGAGGGTTCCGCCCGCACTGAAAATGCCAACGAGCAAATAGGGATTGGTTCCGGCTTTAACGAAAACCGACGCCGCGACATTGCCCGCAAACAATCCTGCGACCGCACCAGCGCCCCATTGATGCACGGTGTTCGCGTTGGTATCCGAAATCATGGCGGCGACGTTAATCCCGCCGGCACATACCGGAATTGTGGTCGCGTTGGCGCCGCGGGTTGAACCTGTTCCACCCCAATTAAGCGCAGCCAAATTGTCGTAATTCGCTACTCCGTTCGTAAAGGTCGTAAGGTCGCCGACCAAGTAATAATCCTGAATGATTTTCTCCGTCACCGTCTTTGAGACCGGCACGCGGATGCCGCTCAACCCTGGGAACGTGTAAGCCGTGCTCGAGAAATCATTCCAGCTTGTCGGTAACGTCGAGTAAACGCGCGTCCACTCGATGAGCCCACTCGTCTTGTCCTGAAAGTCCACATCGTCGACAAAGTAAACTTGCGGCAGGTTCGGGTGCGGCGTGTTCGCCGCGGGCCTCATATAGTATGCCCGCAGTTGCTTGAACCGCGCACGGTAGATGATGGCGAGCGGGTTTTGCGGATACGGCCTCGTTGGCTCAAACGCCTGCGTGCATACTTCCTCGCTGAATGCGGGCTGGCCCGGAGCGGTGAAGAAAAAGAGGGGGGCGGGTGAGGTCATGGCTTAGTCGACGTCGACCGGCGCGAGCGAGTTTTTGATTGATTCGAGCAGTTGATTCGAGCGCACGATCTCCGGTTTGATGCTGGTTGCGTCCGCGACGTTCTTCGGCGTCACGCCGGCACTCGCGGCGCTCAACCTGTTCGCCACCGTTGCCTCGTCTCCGATGGCCGAGTCAATGAAGCGTCCAGCGTCGCCGCCTGCCCCCGTCAGGATTCCACGGCGAGCCCGTTCGCGGAATTGCTGCGCCCGGCGCGCCAGCCTCTCGGTCTCGCTCAGTGGCCGCGCCCGACCGTTGGCGAATGTGCGGCCCTCTGCTGCTTGGCCGGTCAGGTCTTGATTGACGTCGAGCAACCGTTGACGGAGTTGCTGCTGCGCAAGGTCGGTAACGCCGCGGTGTTTTTCTTCCGCAAGCCGCGCCTCGCGCGCTGACTCCGGCGTCCCAAACTTTTCCTCCGCAATCGTGATGCGCTTCAACCGGAACGCCTCCACGTCGGCGAGCTTTGTTTCGCTCGCAAGCCCTTTGCTCCGGAGATCGTTTATCTGCTCAACGGAGGTTTTCTCGGCATTGTAGTGACGAGTCTGACGGTTGAGGTCGCGTTCGATTAGCGCGTTGGCATCGTGCTGCTTTTGGATTTCGCCGTTCAACTTGGCGATAGCGGTTTCGCTTTTCTCCAATTCTTCGGGCGCTACCAAGCTGACCGCGCCCTGCGCGCCTGTGGTCAAAAAGTTGCGCCGCTGTTCCTCAAACTGCTTTTGCCGTTCGAGGTCTTTCAGTGTCCCTTGGCCCTGTGTCAGCTGACCGCGCAGTCCCCCGACCGTCGCAAATCGTGACCGCAAGCTTGCGAGACCTTCGGCGTTGCCCGCGCCCTGCGCATCCGATACTCGCACGCGAGATTCATTGTAGGCAATGACCCGCTGGAGCCCGAAGGCGATTGCTCCGCCAATGGCACGGAAAGCCAGTTGCCCGATGCCTAAACCACTTCGCCCTTGTGACTCTTCGCCGGCCGCGGCTCCAGCAGCAGTGCCGGCCCCGAGATTATCCGACGCCTGCTGCTTCCTTAGAATCGCCAGCTTGGCCCGCTCCTTGTCGAAATCCAACTGGAGTTTCTTTTGCCGCGTCGTCCCCGTTTCGGCCCGTGAAATCTGATACGACAGCGCCGCCAGCCGCTCCGTCGTGATTTTGATTTTGCCGACGGTGTTCGCTTCCTCGAAAGCAACCTTCCGCCGAAACTCCAACAGCCCGCGCGAACTCGTCACCTTGTCGATCCGCGACAAACTTTTCTCCATCGCCTTGCCTGCCGTCTCGGCCATTGCCGTGGCCTGCACAAACGAAGCGCGCAGCGGACTGGTATCGCCGCCGATTTTGAAACGAACCTCGTTTGAAAAGCCGCCCATCAGCCTGCCTTCTGTTTGTTGCGTCGCTCCTGCATGATGTTGTTCACTTCTTCCAAGCACCTTGAGCGGTAGCTGTCAAAGGACGTTGCAGCCGCTTCCCCGGTCTTTCGCTCTACGGCGCTGCGCTGGTATTGGAGTAGCCGCGGAATCGGCGTATCCGCGAGCAAACGACCGCTCATGGGGTCCACCGCCCCGAGTGTTCCTGCGACGTTCACCATCAGCGGCGCGAGGCAGTAAACCCCGGACGGCTTCCGCTCCTTCGCCTGCCCTCCCGCGATGTCGGGCGGTTCGTCGGCCGGCGTGTCCAGCCACAGCCGATCGAGATAGTGGTACACCTCCGACACGTCCGCCTCGAAGTCCGTCCGCTGCGCTACCCTCTGAGAACATCGGCCCTTGCGCCAGTGGTTCCGCCAGGAGCGCGAGCCGTCGTTCTGCACGTTGAGCGTCCAAAGGATGAACGCCAGATCGTCCGCCGTCGGCTCCGTCGCACACACAAAGGCGTTCTCGAATCCGTCCAACATCAGCAGGTCGCGTGGCGTCATCAACCGCAACTCCTCCTCGCAGACCGTGAACGTAACCCCGTCCGCAAAAGCATCAGCCCGCCTCGCCGCTTCCTTCGCCGCAACCTCCGCAATCTCCGGGCCGTATTTAGTATGCCACAGCCAGCCGAACAATTCATTCGGCCCCATCGTTTCGGGGTCCGGCTGTGGGATTACTTCGGCGGTGTCGTTCATCGGGTAAAAAAAGGGCGCCGCCTCGGTCCAGCTTCCGAGCGGCGCCATCTAATCACTTCCCCAAAAAATCAAATCTTCTCGGTCGCTGCGGCTTCGATCTTCCAGAAATCCCGCTGGCGCTTTGGCTCGCCGATTTCATCGAAGGCATACGTTACGTTGACGGTGGCCGGCGTGCCGTTCGTGCTTGTGGTGATTTGCGACAGGATGAACTCGTCGCCCGTGTCCGGGTGGGCCGTGACATTCGTTGCCAGTTGCAGTGTTCCGCGCCACGTCCGGCGCTCCTGAAAACCGATCCAGCCGTTCGGCGCCCCCAACTCCGTTTCGCGCGGGGTCTTTGCCAGCGTGCGCGTCGGCGTCGATTCCTCGGCGATGAAGGCCACTCCGTTCGCGTTGCCGGTCGTCGGAGTCAGGATGATTGAGCCGTAACCGTAATTCGGTGCAACGAGGTAAGGAATTGCCATGTGAGGGATTGGTTAACCGTCTGCCGAACCAATCGGAAAAATCCCTACGCCTCGCAAGCCAAAACCGGAAGCCCTACCCGTCCACGTAAAGTTCGGGCGGTAGCCAAATCTCGATTTGAAAGCGCACTTCGGTCCGGTCGGTCCGCGTGGTGAGGTCAACCGAGTAGGTGTCGCCTTGGTCGATCAGGTCGACGACTTGGTAGCCGCTGACGCTCCCCGGAATCAGCTTTTGCGTCGTAATCGACATCAGGTAGCGAAACCGCCCGATGGCCTCGGCGTGTTTGGAGTCCGGGCCGGTTTGCGTGAGGGTGTGCCGCTGCGAAACGATTGTCGCGCTGACGAAGCCTCTCCGGTGGGCATAATACCACTTTCCTGCCGCATTACAGGCCATCTGGTCGCTGGCCCGGATGAATCCGCCCGCTCGCACCTCGCATCGGCTCTTATCCATCGGAATCGTGTCCCGCGGGCCAAAGGCGGGGAATGGGAAGTCTTGCCCGTCGGCCTTGATTATTTCGACGACTCCCGCCGCCACGTTGTCCCCCAGCTTTTCTTGGGTGGTGATGCTCACGAGTTGGGACCGTGGCTGATTCTCATCGCACCTGCAAATACGGAAACGACCGCGCCACGTTTTGCGCCCCGAGCCCCAGCTTGTCGTTGAGCGCCGCCGCCATCAGTTCAGTGCGCTCGCTCACGACCTGCACCAGCGCCGAATCAATCTTCGCCGCGTGCAGGTTCGGGTAGCGATTAATCAGCTCGATGGAAAACTGCGTGCCGTTCTTCTGCCTCACGCCAAAACCGTTTTGATAGCTCTGCCCGTCCGACGCGACGGCACCGCGCGCCTTTACAATGTCTGCCGCGGGTAAGCCTCCAGCGAACCGCTCGAGCGCAATTCCGAGCATGTCGCCAATCTGAATGATGGACTGCCGCGCGAGCCCGATTGTCCGCTTTGCCATCGCAATGACGCCCGCTTCGCCCTGGTAGAGTTTCACGCTATCTTGCGCCGCGCCCCATTCGCCGGTCGCGAGCTTCTGTTTCGTCGGCGTGAAGGCTCCCGCGTTGTGCGCCACGACGCCCGCGAGATGATATTTGCCGCGCCGCGTCTTCACCCACACCCGCCCCTCCGGTCCGCGCACGCCGCTGTTGATGGTCTCGGCTCCCTTGGTCAGCCCGAGCTTGTTCAGCACGCGGTTCCGGCTGCGCTTCTCCGCTTGCTCCTGCGTCTGCGCGTTCACGAGTGCGGCCCAGCCACTCAGGATTTGCGCCGATTCGCCTTCAGCCCACTGCTCAACGGAGACCCCCGCGGCCTGCGTGAGCGCAAAGCCTGCCTCGGTGAATTTGCGCAGCTCGCCGGAATCAAAGCCTGATTTCATTCGTCGTCGTTGTCGAACGAGCCGAACAGCGAAAGAAGCACGAGGCAAGCGACAGCCTGAATTGCCAACATAGCGAACACGCCGAGAAGAAAAGAACCCCAATTTACCGCGCCGATGATGACGCCGAAGTTCATTCGCTCGCCTCGCAGGTCATGGTGAAGTTCGCGTTGTCCGCCACACACCCGGTCAAAACCCACTTCCCGGCGAACGGGCCCTCCAACACCTGAACGATCTCGGAAGTCTTGGGTGAGGGTGGCCGCGTGAAGTTCGCCACCGGCTCCACGATGATAATTCCGTCCTTCGCCACCATTCCGGGCTCCGTCAGGTCAACATCGCCGCCCGTCGCCTTGATAACGCCCTTGTGTTCATCGTTGGTCAGCGTGTAGCGCGTCGCCATCGGTTCGGCACCTTCGTTGAAGCCTGCGGCAAATTCTTCGGCGAGGTTCATCGGTTGTAATTGACCAAGCACACCGCTTTTTCTGGTGCCTCTGGATAGCCCAATATTGCGATGGTCTCGTCGTCCAAAAACTCCTTGTCGACGATGCGAAATGGCATCCCAAGCAATTCGCCAGCGGGCTTTGAGTGCTCCATCGCGAGCCTTATTTCATCCGTGGTCACGGCGTCCCCCTCAATTTGCACCACTCAACTAAAAAGCAAAACAATGCTCCAGCAGTGAGCGCAACACCAAGCGCCCCGCGGCCGTCGAAAAATGAAACGGCCGCGGCTGCGCAAAGAACTACTCCGAGGGCGCACGCATCACCGGCAGAAAGTTTGGCGTTCACGGCGTCCCCCTCCGCAGAAACTTGATGACACCCGTGTTCTCCTTCGCAAACGACTGCCGGTTGTGCCGGAAGTGCGTCGGCGCCAAAAGCGTCTCGATGAAATACGCCGTCAATTCGTCGTAGTATTTGATCATGATGGCGTCAAAGTCGCCCAGCCGCCCGACTGCGCTCAGGGCTTCGACTATTTCGCGCTCCATCCCCGCGGCGTCAATCTTGATGACGCGCGCCGACGGCAAGCCCTCAACGTCCTTCGCCCGCACTTCGCCCGCGTAAACCGTCGGTTTCAGGCCGTGCTTTTCGCCGATGGCGTTCGCCGTGCAGTTCAGCGACTCCATCAGCTTAGGATTCGCCTCGTAACAGTGAATCGGGCACTTCGGCCAACGCTTGCTCGCCCAGCGTGCGAAGCCTCCAACGTCCGCCCCAATGTCGATCACGTCGAACGGTTTTCCTTCCTCCGCGTAGTAGGGCACGTCGTAGCAACCGGCCAGAACGTCGCCTTGGTGCAAGTCGCCCACCGGGTATTCCCGCGGCCAGTGCCGCACCCCGACTTCCCGATGTCCACCCATCAGTCCCGGCGTCTTCTGTCCCGAGGCAATGAAGGTCCGAACGTGGTCGGGGTGGATGTGGTAGCGGTGGACAACGATGTCCACGACTTCCTCGTCCGTGAGCGTGAATTGCAGCGGATAGACGATTTTGCCGATGTGCCGAAGTTGGCTTTTGGTATCGACCCAAATGTCCCAGCCGTCGGCGCGTGCCTTCTCACAGAATTTCCAATCTTCCGACAAGTAGCGCCCTCCCTCCGCGTGCATCGGAAACAAATCCCACCGCACCGCATCCGGTGAAGGGTCTCCCCGATATTCAATCTCCGGGTGCTTCGCGATGAAGTCTTTCAGCATCTCGCGCGTGATTGCCATGGCTCCGGTCCCCGCGTGCTTGACCTTCAAATACCCGTCAGCGTCGGGAATTTCGCCGGGCAAATAGTTCACGACCCAATCAAGCGTCGGCTGTTTCTTCGGATACAGCGCGCAGACGATCCCGCGCTTCCCCGAGCGCATCCCATCGACGACCGCGGGCAACGCCTGCGCCAGCGTGTCCGCGAGAGTAACCGGCGTCACTGCGTCGGCGAACGGCGCCAGGACCGTCCGCTCAAAGTGCCGCGGCTCGACGATGATGTCGTTGTCCAAAAACCACAGGACGTCGCAGTCTCCCTCGAGGAACGCCGCCGCGAGATTGTTCCGAGCCCGCGCCACCCCGTCGTTCATCATGTAGCGGACGACCAACTCCGCGTTGCACGACCGCCCGATGTTGCGGACTGATTCGCTCGTGTGCGCCTCGCTCTGCCAGTCTCGGGTGCAGAGAGCGACGAAGACTTTCAGCGGTCGCTTGACGACTTCGGGCGCTGGAATTGCCGCAATGCCGTCGTTCGGCGTGCCGAATGCGTGGACGGGCGGGGAGAGTTTGTCGGAATCGGGAAGTGTTTCGGTCATTGGGATTGAAGTTGGGCGAGATAAATCATTTACTCCCGTCCGTGCTGACTGAACACCGGAAGGAAGTTTTGCGTAAGTGGAAAGTGTCGATTCTCCGGCGTTTCGCGAGGCGTGGGCGTTGTCGAATCTACAGCCGCTTTGGAAGCGCGATAACTTAGTCAAGCAAGCCCGTTGGTGCGGATGATGGAAGCCGTGAATTCACACATTTCCTGCGGCGTTGCTTGCATATGAACCCATTCTCCATCTTTCCGAATCACGGCGAATTCGGCTGTCAGCCCTCGCCAAATGCTGACGCCACCGGCTTCTAGTGAAGCGCAAACCAGTGACTCAGGATGGAACGGACACCCCGCCTCAAGCAATGATGGAATTCGATCATAGGTCTCGAAATAGTGCCGTGCGGCAGACGTGCCAAGGATCGCAAACCTATCATTCACCCCGCCGTAATTACCGAACCACGGAGTGAAAGCGTCGTAGGCGCCCGCCGGCCTCATGTATTTGAAGCGGTGGAAATTCAAATCCGGCCGGCAGCGCACGAACACTTCGCACTCGCCCGCCCCGTTTTCGACGGCGAACTTGTAGGCCCGCGAAAGGTGCCACAGTTGCCGCATGATGCCCTGCAACGGCCCGACTCCGGGTGTCTGTGTCGGCGTGATGCTGTAAGGCGCATGGAGCGTGTGAATCATCGGCGGCTCCGATAGCGTCGGCTGCTCGACAACCTCGATATGCACGGGCGCGGCCGGATACTTCACCCGCAGCATTTCCACCGAGGAAGCATCCGCGTCCTTCGCCACCGAGCAAAAGAAGTTCGGGTTTTCAAGCTTGGAGAATACGGCCCAAGCGAGGTTCGGGAGGCAGCGCGCAAAAGAACGAGCTTGGCCGCTGATGATGACGGCGGTTTTCATTTTTCAGGTGCCCAACCAAATTTCAGCCATATTTCGTCACCCTTTCGCGCCACTTCCACGAGTGGCATGTCGTCTCCCTCGCAACCGCCCTGTCCAACGCAGTCGCCCCACACTTCGCGGTCCGGCATTTCCAGCAATTTCTTGGCTAATTCGTGAGAGGTCATTTTCGCGACGGGTGATTGGAAAACCAGATGCGGCCAAACAGAACCCCGTGGTGCGGCAGCAATTCCTTCACCGCCTTTTCGACGCCCCATTCTGCCGGCCCGGTGTAGTCGTCGCCCGCGAGGAAGCCGTTCGGTCGGAGTGCCACCGCCGCCGCGCCTATCTCCCGCCGCACCGTCCATTCATCATGCGACGTGTCGAGGTAAACAAAATCAAACGCATTCGGCGTCTGGAACATGTAGTTCGCCGCATCCTGCTGAACAATGCTTGCCTGGGGCGCGTTCTTCCACGCCAGCGCCAAGGTCGGCGGCTCGCCGTATCCTGCCGCCTGCCACGACATCCCGCACTTCTCCTGCGGCCAATCCGCGCACGGCTTCCCGCTGAAAAGGTCCACGCCCGTAAACTTCACGTCCGTCCGCCCCGCCAGATTAGCCGCGTCCTCCAATAGCGCCAAGTCGAGCCCGTGATACACTCCGCACACCAACACGTCTTTGATCGCTGGATCCTTCATCACCGCATCGAAAAACGCCAGATGCGCCGTCGTCGACCATCCGGCGATCCGCTCTTTGACGACCTTGAAACGGTCGTGCACGCGCGTGGAGATACCGACCTCCAGTGAGAAGGCGTTTGTGAAGTGTGCGACTGGATAGGTCATTTTCGCGCGCCGCTTTCGCGGATAATCGCAATGTCGGATTCCGTTTTGCGAAGGCGTTTCTTTGCCACCGCATCGCGCAGAGCGTCGGTGAGTTCGTCCGTCGTGAGTCCAAATTCTGCGGCGATCTTACTCATGCTTTCGGCGAGTTGTTCCAGCTTCCGCTTGCGTTCTTCTTCGCGGCTCTGGCCTGTAAAATAATCAATGACGCTCACTTCGTCGTCCCTTCGGCTTTGGGTTTGTCCGGTTGTGTTAGATTTTGAGTGAGCCACATTGTCAGCGACTCGAAAGTCTCGAAAACAAACGGGGCAGAGGACGCCATCATGTCGCGATTTCCGTATGGGATTTCATCGCGCACCACGTAGCCGTTTTGCGCCGCTTCAATCGTGATTCGGTCTTTGCTCATTTGGTCATCCCTTCGACTTTATGCACCCCGTCCGCGTCGCGCACAAACCCCGCCGCCAGCGCGCCTGGATACGCCTTCAACGCTTCGCCCTTCGCCAGCGTGTCGAGCGGCGTCCCTTCAATCGTGGCGGTGCCGCTCAGTTGATAGGTGTCGCACCACCCGTCGCGCTGGCAGGTATTCGCGAAATCAATCGTTGCCCGCTTCTCTTCTTCGGTCTCGCCGGGGAGTCCGACCGTCAGCGTCAGATGCACCGTCATGCCAATTGAGCGGAGCCACTTCGCTGTTTCCAGCGCCTTCGGCACCTCGAGCCGCTTGTTCACGATCTCCGTCACGACCCGCTGAGAAATGGACTCAATGCCGAGTTTCACGCCAAAGCATCCGGCGTCCTTCATCGCCTGCCAGACTTCGCGCGTGCTCGTGTCGGCCCGGCACATCGCGGACCACGGGAGCCCGATCCGCTTCATCACTTCGCAAATCGCGAGCGTGTGTTTGTCGGAAAGGTTGGCGGTATCATCGTCCAGATAAATTGAGCGCAACGGAGTCCCGCGGTCGAATGCCTTCTGCATCCGGTCACGGATGAAACCCTCCACCCATTCCGGCGAATAGAAGCGCACCGCCCGCGGCTGCGTCCCGTCCGGGTCGTTCCCGGTCATCGTCGCTGGCCATGCGCAGAAGCAACATTTATACGGACAGCCGCGCGAGGTCAGAAGTTGCAGATGCGGTGCCTGCTGTCCCTGCGGGCAGGCGTCCCAATAGTTGAGTGCGCACATCTCGTCGAACTTCGGGAACGGCAGCTTATGCAATTCCTCGCGCGTGAGCATCTGAAAGGGGAGCAGACCGTTCGCGCCTCGGATGAAATCCACGGCGTTCTTCTCGTATTCGCCCTGCAACCACGCAGAGATGACCGGACCGTCAATGCCCCATTCGCAGTTCAGCGGAGTGTGCGGACCTACGCTCCATTCGTAGGCGGTTTTGGCTGTCGGTCCGGCCACCGCAATCCGCAGCATTGGCCGCATCTTTTTGAGGTAGCATAGCAACTCAAAATCGTGGCTCCAGCTCGCCGCGCCAGTTTCCAACACCACGCAATCCGGTTTCAGTTCGGCGAAGTAGCGGAAAAACGTCTGGTAGCTCTCCCCGCGCGCGATGCTGTCCCGCAGAATGACCGTGTGCTCGCCGTCCATGGCGCGCTCGGCGTAGGCTGCGGCAGACTGTAGGAAGAATGGCGCCGGCAGATAGTGCCCGAACTGGAATCGGTCTGGCTGGTAGCCGCTCGGCATGGTGAAGGGCCAGCGGCTTCCGGCGCGGATACCCCTGCGCAGTTGGCCGTTTTCCTGAGTCCACCACGGCGGATTTGTGAAAAGGATCGTCATTGAGAAATTCTTTCGAGCACCGTCAGCCCCCGGCAGTTGTTCCAGTGCGCGGCGATCCGCCACGTCCGGTTATTCTCCGCGAGGAAGGGGAACAGCGCCAGATTGATGCCCGGTTTGTCGTGCTCGCCCTTCGTGCCCCATTCGATCGTGTCGTGCATGATGATGAAGCGCCGCACACTCACATGATGCCGCAACTCGGCCCGCACCTGTTCCTCGTTGTGCGCCGAATCAATCATCAGGAGGTCGCACGGCGGGATTGATTCGAGTTTCGCCGTGTCCGCGCGCATGAAGCGCCAGAGGCTTTGCACTTCGGGCGGGCAATCGAATCCGTGATTCTCGATGTCGTAACTGAAAACCGCTGCACCGCCCGCGAGGAAAGCGGACGTCGTGTTTCCCGTGCGCGTGCCGAACTCCACCACCGTCGAGCACATCGCCGCATATTTCCGCAGCGTCGGCAAATGCTCCGTGATGTCAGGATACGGCGCTTCGCCTCTCGCGCGCTGCTGGTAAAGTTCCTCGATGGTCATTTTTCGATGGCTCCATACGAGCGCGTGTTGAGTTGGTGAACCACGGGCTCGCCGGCCGTCGTGATGATTTTCGTTTTCCCCATCACGCTAACGGAGACCGTGCGATTGTTCGCCCAGTTCTCGATCACGTCCGCCTGACTTCCCCCGATGGCCTTCGCCTGCTTTTTGATTATCTGCAAAGTCTGCTTTCTCAGGCGGCAGCAAAACGGGATTTTTCTCATGCCGTCGGTGAATGCGCGCATGTATTGCGCAAAGCAAGACCAAAAAACCGTCAGAGTCCCAATTCCGTTTGCCGCGCCACCCGGTCCCGTTTGGCCAAATTCTCCGGCGCCCAGAGCGGTTGGAGATTCGTGTAATGGCATAAACGGTAAACATCGTTCATTGATTTCGCCGATGCTAGCGGCGTCGCGTGGTCAACGTGCCATGCCGTCCCGTAGTTCTCCCACGTCATGCCCGGTTTGAATCGCGCCTCAAGATACGCACGAACGAAACTCAGCGAGCACCCAAGAATAGCTTTGGTTTCACGCGCTCTTTTCCCGCGGTTTCTCTTAATGGCAACCGCCAGCCGCGCGCGAAGCGACTTTTTCAAACGGCACATTGGATTTTCTTGCTCGCGGCGATACGCGCTGCGTTTCCATTCAGCTACTTTTTCCGGCTGCTCGCGCCTCTGTTTGGCGTGCCTGATTCGGGCCATTGCATTGACCTTAGCCCTGTTCTTTTCTCGCCATGCATTATCGTAGGCCCGCTTTTCTGTGTAATTGGTTTTAGGTCTGCGCCGCCATGCGGCCTTCCTTTTTTCAACATAGGCGGCGAATTTCTCATCTGTCAGCCATGACTCATAAGTTCCGTATGGCTTTACCTGATATGCCCAAAAAATCTTCCCGGTTACTGGATGCCTTTCCCCCTGTCGCCATTTTTTAACTACGTCCATTTTCGCAGGGTTTATTTTCTGCCGGGTGCGAGACTTGGGCAAACAAAAATGCCCCGCGCTTTTGACGGCGCGGGGCATTCTCAGAGCACCTAACCCTGTGCGTTAAGCAGGATTATATTGTTTAATTCCAACGCCAACGACCGAGACCGGGAAGCTCGGCGAATTGGCCCCGCCAATGGTTCCATCGAGACGGATGTAGCGGTAGCCATCGCCCAACGCCCGCGGGTCGATGGTGACGGTCTGCACGCTGGTCGCATTCGCCTGCGTGTAGTTGATGTTTGCGGCAACCCAGTTGCCGTTGTCCGTCGACTTCTTGAACGCCAAATCGAGCGTCGGCGAAGTGCCGGCGGTCGCGTTGCCGATGTCGGCCCGGACAGGAATCGCGCCCTCGTAACCGATGAGGTCAATCGAGGCGCCGTTGTAGTTGGCCGCAACTGCCACCGCGGGTTTGAACGCGAGGAAGGTGACGACATTCGGGAGATCGTATGACTTAGGCATGGTAGTGTTCTCCTTGGTTGAGTTACTGGGCTCCCGAGTCCGTCGAGATGGCGAAGGAGGGCCAGTGGCGAACAATGAAGTCCGTCATTAGGTTCACCGTCACCACGACTTGGTTTTTCGCGGCCTGTGAGTAGGGGTCCACGACGATGTCGTAGCCGGCCCAATCGCAGAACATCGCCTGACCCCACGCACCGAGGATCGTCCGGTTGGCATACGTGCCAGTGGTCGAAATCTGGTTCGTGATCGGGGTCGGGTAGCCGATGGACATTCCCTCGTCATTCGTGAGAAAGACGGGGTAGTTCGGAACCTGCGGGATGCTCTGCCACTTGGCGCGCACCGTCGGGTTCGTGAGCCACTGGATGGTCCCCAAGTCGGCGTTCGCCGTCTGAATCGCCGCCATGAATGCGAGCTGATTCGCCCGAGTCGCCTGAGTGCCCCACGTCAGCGACGTGATGTTGTTCCCGCCGCCCGTGGAATCGGTCGTCGGCCCGTTCAGGATGCCGCGCGGCTGCACGCCGCCCGTCCCCTGAATGCCGGCGAGATCCTTCGCCAGAGCGATGATGCGGACGTGGTCGTCGCGAATCAGCGCCTCGACATCAAGCGTGGACTGCGCGAGCAGTTGCTTGTTGTAGGCCGTCTGCGCGGCGAGACGCTTCGGAGTCGCCATGACCTGCGCGAACGCCTGATTGCTTGCCGTCACCGTGCCGGCTTCGTCGAGCCAGTAGGCGGTTGCGGCGCCGCCCTGCCGCGGGATGGCGACGTTGCCTTGCAACCCGGAGAGCGTGCCCACCCCAAGGGAGGTCAGCAGCGCCCGGTTGCGCAGCAATTCGATGAAGGAACCTCCGAGAAAGTCCTCCGCGATGAGTGCGCCGGCCGACGTGAAGTTGTTGGCCAGCAAGTCGCGTTGCAACGACTTCCCATAAGCCGTCCACGCGAGGGATGGACTCACGCGGAGCATTGCGGCCATCAGCTCACGGTCGCCGTGCATGGCCACGTCGTGCGGCATGAAGAAGCCGTTTTGCTGCGGCTCGCGCTTGTAGAGCTTCGCGGAGGCTTCCGACGCCTCGCGCTCCAAGCCTTCGAGCGGCTGGAGATTCGCGATGCGGTTGATCGCGCGTTGCAGCGAATAACGCCGCCTTTCCGCGCGATTCATGCCGATGGTCGGTGGTGCCGCGATGGGCTCGGCGCGGGCGAACTCCGTCAGGCAGACGTGCGCGAAGGCGTCGCGGGTTTCGTTTTCCGCCAGCGCCTTGTTGATGCGCTCCTGCGGGACGTTGAACGCTTTTCCGAGAGAGATGATCTCCTGGATGCGGTTATCGGCAGGCGGCGCTTTGCGCTCCTGCGCTACGACCTCGGTTTTCTTCTCCTCGGTCTTGGTTTCGGTTTCGAGAGGCATGATGCGTGAATTGGTTTTGGTTTCTGTGCGCTCCTTGCTGCGCCCCACGCCGACGGAGTCATCGGCCGGGATGCTGACGAGGCTGATTTCATAGGGCTCCCATTCCGTCACCCGGTAGCTGTCCCCAGCCTCCGAGTCCGTTTCCGCGAGCACCATGTTTTTGACGCGATACCCGACCGAGACCAGCGAGCGGATACCGTCGATCACGTCCTGAAAGATTTCCTGGGCGCGGGCACTTTTGGAGAAGCGCACGACTGCCCTGCATTTCCCGCCTTCGATTTTGGCCGACTCGACCACGCCGATTTGGTCGCGCGAGTTGTGGTCAAGGAGCAGAGCCCCGCCGTTGCGGAGCCGCTTCAAATCGCAAGCGGTTGACGAACACTCCAACACTTCCGAGCCGAACCATCGCTCAACCGGCGTCTCCGAAGCGAACGACAGCGGCACCGTCCGGGCTTTTTAGTCGATGTCCGCACGGACGAGATTGAACTCGCGCGTGGCTTCCTGACTGCGCTTGTCGGCGAGGATGTCCGACAGAATCCGGGTCACTTCCTGCGCGGAACGCTTAGTGATAGTCGGCATTTTGGGTGTATGCACCCAATGGGTGATTGCACCCAACGAAGCAAGCGGGAAAATCCCGATGCCTTGTAAACGGGTCGGCCCTACTTGGCCGGTTTATTCTTTGCCTTCCCCTCGCCGCCGTTGTCGTTTTCGTCGCCGTCGGGCTCCGGTTTTTCGGGCATGGCTCCAGCCACGGGCGGCAGTTCGACGCTGTGCTGTTCGGCGAACTCCTGCTCCTTCTCCTGCTCCAAAATCGTTTCCTCAAAGGTGGACTGTGACGATTCCTCGATTACCTCCGACCGGGATTTCAGACGGTTGTCGACGGCAATGACGTTCGCGTTCGCGTCCTTTTCCGGGTCCACCCATGGCCAGCGGCGCGGGCGGAATTTGTGGTTGCTGAACTTTTCCAGCTTGGAAAACGGGAGTGACGTTCCGGTCGTCGGGTCTTTGAGCGAACCGTTCGCCAGCGCGATTTGCAGCCAGAACAGGAAAACCGGCGTCTCGTGATGGTAAATCCACCATGTTTGCAGTGCCTTGAAATGCTCACGATCCTCCAACAGTCCGGCCCGGATGCTGGAGAAATTTACTTCGGTCAGGTCGTTCGCGATGGCGTAGTAGCTCATGTCGAGCCCGGCTCCGATTCGGCGGATGCGCGACTTCACGAAATCAGGATATTGCTCGTGCGGATACGCCGGATCCCATTTCTCGAACTTGAGGCCGGGCACCTGCGACAAGTCCTCGATGAGCCCCGCCTCCGCGTCCATCGAGCGATCCCCGTCCTTCGGTTGCTCGCCCGTGTAGCCTTCGCCCGGTTCGTTGAAATCCCGCATGAACCATCCCATTTTGGCCGCTCCGGTGCGCGCGGCCACGATCGCCGCTTCGTCGTAACCATCGAGCATCTTGAGATCGCGCATGATGCCGTGAAACCATGTGCAGTCCCGCACCTGAGTAATCCGCTGCTTCTTGAACGGGTGGATGAAGTCCTTCGCGTCGTGAAAATCCGAGAGGTAGCCGTCCGTATTCCACCACATTTGATCGCCAGGGTGGGCTTTCAAAATCCAGTAGCCTTGCGGGCGCATGTAGCCATCAACCTGCACTCCCATGCGAACCTCGGAGAGAATCTTTCCGCCGTTCCCTTGGTCGGCCACGCGGATCACTTCGTTGCGCATGTCGTCGCACATGTCGGCTTCAAGCATTTGCAAGGCACACCCAAACTCGTTATTCGCCGTCACGACTTTGCGGCTCAACATGTCGCCGTCGCGCGCGGTGCTCCGAAGGGCGAGCCGTCCGCCCTCGTTCAGCGACATGCCGCCCGACACGTAAGGGTTTTTCTTCCATTTCGTGTAGGCGCTCTCGATGACCGCCGCGTCCATTTCATCGAGCACGTAAACGAGCCGTTTCGCCTTCGGGTCTTTTCGCCATTCCCCAGCTAGCGACGAAAACGTCATGCCGTGGTGGTCGTAAACGTTGTCCTCGAGACGCGAAAGGTAGCGCAGCGTGTAGGGCTCGTTCCGCTCCAACTCACGCGCCCGACCGCGCAGTGTGCGCAAACGTGTCCGCATTTCCGCATCGCCTGTCGTAAGCGGCGACGCCCAGTCCTGCGTCAGCCGGTCGTATTGGGCTCCCGAGTACGACCGTTTTTTCAGTTCAGCATCCCGCACCGCCCGCATTGAAATTGGCCGCGGGAAAGACTGCGCCGGCTTCGCGGTGAACGCGGCGATGGCTGATTTCAGCCGTTGGCGGAAGGTCGGCATCAGGGTTTTGTGTTCACGAGCGCCACGACGCAAAGCGCAAGAAAGTGCTGATAACTCCACCCGCGTTTAATGATAAGCCCGGCCAAATCTTTGACGATCGGATTATTCGCCTTCGCCCATGCGAGATGCGCTTCGAGGTTGGCGGTGTCCTCACACTGCCGCACGAGGTTGGCCAGTTCTTCCGCGTTCATCAGAACATCAGCCGGCGATTGCGAAAGATGAAGAAGAGACGCGCGCAGATATTCGCCTCACGGCTGAATCGCCACGCATGACACGCGACACGGATCGGACGGGGTAGGAGTTTATTCATTGCCACGGCACCCACTGATATTGCGGGTAAGCGGTTTGATTCATCGGGCGGAAGCGGACGCCGATTTTGTTGCCGGCCCCGAGCCCGGCGTTAAGCCGTTCCTGTTGTTCCTCGCGCGCCACTTCGGATTTGAACCGCTCACGCAGTTTGAACAGGTCGCCGATATTGTTTAGCGTGTAGGCGCTCCCGTTGACCGAGGCGGTCTCGACCGTCCTCGACGTCAGCTTGAAAATCGTCGCCTCAATCGCGGCCAAACATTGCGCCGCCCATGAAATCGTCGGCGCCCCGTTTGGGTTGGCCGCAAGATTCGGCCCGACAGTCATGTTCGGAAACGTCGTGCGCACCTGGTGCTGCGCGCCCGTTTTCGTGACGTAGGCGCCAATCAGGTATTTGCCCGGAACCCATGCCGCGGTCGTGGCACTCGGCAAATCCGTTTTGAATAGTCCTCCATCATTCGTCGCGTCCCACTTGTAGATATTCGCCCCGTTGCGGATGATGTAGTGCAACGTCCATTCGGTCGGCGAATAGTCGTTGAATTGCCGCCAAAACACCACGTTATCGCCCGCGGCAATGACCTGCGGCTCCCTGCGGCAGTTTTGGTCGGTTAGGCTCAATGCCTACCCATTGCAGGGAATTTCCCGATGTTTCAATGCGAAACACCCTTACGCCTTGTCCAGACGCTTTCGCATCTCGGGGTCGGTGATGAGTCTTTCCACGCAGAGTCGCATTTCGTGTTTTGTGATGCGGTCGGCCGCAACTTCCGCAGCGAGGCCGGCGATGGCGTCCAACGGGACCGGCGAAGTTTCCAACGTCAGTTTGTGCCGCGACAACATCCCCGCGTATTCGTTGACCATGAATTTTCCGACTATCAGCGCCACGTTCATCACCAGCGAGGCCTACGTCTAAATCCCGCGGCTTTGCGCCAGTGGGCAGGGATTGGACGTTCGGGCTCGGTAGCGGGCGCCATTTTCGTTTCTTCGGCGGTTAGCGGGGTCGCTGGCGTGATGTGGCCGGCGTCGTTCATTTCGGCAGAGGATTCCGACGCGGCGTCCCGTTCGTTAGAACCGGCCTGCGGTATTCCGGTATCCGCTGGTGCCCCATCGGAAAGTTTCGGCTTCATCTCTTCTGCCACCATCTGCGCCGACTTCGCCGCGTTCTGCGCCTGTGCCTGCTTCTTCAAATTGGCTGCTAACTTGGCCCACATGATCGGCGCGAGCGAGTGCAAAGCGGCTAGCGCATACACGTTCAGGTCCAGCGCCTCGTTTCGGACGTGCTCGTGCTCTTTTTCAAAAATGAAGTATTGTTTGCCGTATTGGAACTTTCGGCGGCGGCGCTCGGCTGTGAGTTGTTTGAAAAATTCCGAGTCATAGGTTTTGGCGAAGTGCATCGACCGCGCCTCTCCGACGGGCAGAAGTAACCGATCGTAGATCGTGGACTTCGCCACCGTCACGCCGATGTTCCAATGCGGGATTCGCGCCTTGTTGTTCGTGCTCGGTTTGGCGGGTAAAAGCGGTGGCGTATTCAATCCCACGCGATTTATCCCGCGGCACGGGAAAATCCCACGAGAGAGGCGCGCGACGCAGAATCCCAGCACGCGCTTATCTTTGTGCCCCATGTCAACAAAGGTGCGCTCGATTTTCATTTGCAGGCCGTCCTCACGCCTGAACGTCTGCAATAGGAATTTGTCGAGGTTCGCCCAAACTTCATCCTTTTCCGTGTCCCCGTGAAAAACCTTTTGGACGATGCCCCAGCTTTCCTCCTCAAGTCCCCAGCCCTTCACATCAACCTCGATGCGTAAGCGGTGAACGTCCACGCCGGCCGTGAGCACAAGCACGCCTTCCGGCATGTCTTCCGGGCCGTATTCCTCGCATCGCTTCAAAATCTCGTTCCCGTCGATCTTCTCACCTTCCTCTTCGTAGGTTTCCGAGAGAAATGTGTTTTGCCACGTCTTGACGGCTGCGGCGCCTGCGTCCTTCGCCGTCAGGTGCTCCATCACAAACTGATGGATTTTCGTGACGAAGCCCTTTTTCGCCGGGAAAAGTGAGTTGATGCCGTTCAGCCAATAACCGCGAATCCCGGTAAACGGCAGCGTCGGGCGCCATTCGCCCGCTTTCACCGATGCAATGCGCTGCGCGTCATCCAGCGTTTTCTCGCATTTCTCGCAAATCAGGTGCGCGGCCTTCTCATTGCCTCTTTCCCATTTCACATGCCGCCACATCCACACCTGAAACTCTCCGCAGTGAGGACAAGGGCAAAACCATTTGCGAAAATCGCTTCGCTCCAGCCATGACCACACGCGCGAGGCTCCGGTGATGGTTGGCGTCGAGCTGACGATCTGAACGGAATCAGGGTAGTTGTCGGCGCGTTTGAACGCCAACACCACCGGATCTCCCTCCGGGGAGTTTTCCATCGCGTCAACCTCTTCACAGATTACCCGCGGCGCCTGAATCTGCCGAAACCCCGACGGAGAGTTTGCCCCGATTGCCGCGCACCGTCCGCCAGGGAACGCCACCGACAAAAGCGTATTGTCAGCGTCCCGTGAGTAGGCGTCCCGAATCTTTCCGCGGAAACATGGCGACGCGGCGATCATCGGATTGAAAAACTCTTTCCGCCATTTCTTCGCGGAATCCAAAGTCGGATAACACCAGAGAATGTGACACGGATCATAATCGACCGTGTAGCCGGTCAGATTCATCTCGCATTCGGTTTTTCCGGTTCGAGAGGCCCAACACATCACCGTCGTCTGCACCTCGGGGTCGAAAAACGAATCCTGCGGCTCGGCTGAATACGGGGTGAGCGCGAGCGAGTAAGGCCCAGCTTTGGCCGTTACTGATTTGGGCATGATTCTGCGCTTCACCGCCCAGTCCTTAACGGGTAGCGGCGGCGGAATCGTCAGGATCGCGTCAAGGTTCCTCTTCGCCAATCTTATCGCGCGCCGCAAGTGCTGCTTCCGCGTAATCATCAAGTGGGATTTGTTTCATCTGCTCAAGCAGACGGTGCCTAAGTTCCTTGGGGATGTCGGCCGAACTGACAACCGCCTTCATTCCCTCCAACGCTCCTTCCCAAACGATTTCAACTATCTCCGACGGCAGGAGCATGCGCGCCCGCTCGTCTCGCTCCATCTCCGCAAGGTCGGCTTCCGCTTTCAACTTCCTGAGTTTCTCGCTTTCGCTGTCCCCAAATACGGCCGCGCAAATCTGCGCCGTCGTGTAGGTGCCCGACTCGTCCGACTTCACACCAACAACTCCGAGCCGTTTGGTCAGCGTCCGCCGATCGATACCAAACTCCAAAGCGGCCTGATTGACGCTCCAATAGATGCGGTCGGATTTTACGCCCATTGGGGAGAAGTGCCAAAAGTTTCCGGAATCCGCAAGAGGCGCACCTCGCGTTCCCTCCACGGCAGCCTTTTTTCCAAGTACCTTGGCGTTTTTTTACCCATGGGCCTCGTGGAGCACGAACTGCCCTTGTCCCTCGATGACAGGCGGCAATGTGAGCGTGCGCCTCACTTCCTTGTCGCCTTTGGCTATGTTATCACGCGCCCACAATGGGCGAAGGTTTGTATAGTGGAAGCAGCGCAACACGTCTTCTCGCTTCGTCAGGTCGAAGCGTGCGCAGGCTGTGATGTGGTCAATGTGCCAGACCTTGCCATGGTTGGCCCACGTCATGCCGGGCGCAAACTGCTTCTCAATGTGACGCTTCAGGTGTTGGTACGTGCAGCCGGCCAACTCTGCCGTGCGACATGGGCGCCGTATGCCTTTCAGCAGGTTCTTTAGTCGCTTCCGCAGATAGAACTTAATGCGTAGATGGGGGGTGCGCATAATGCGCTCACCCTGCGCTTTTACCTTCCTTCGTGTGTCACCACATGGCAGCGCGTCGTGTGGTTTATTCGCACGCGTCCATGCTGCGTCATGCGCTCGCTCCATTATGCCGAATAGGGCGACTTCGCGAAGCGATGCCTTTTTGTAAGTGAAATCAGTTCTGGCCCCTTTTGGGGTCATTGCCCCGGTGTGGAATGGTGATGGCCGCTTGCTGTCGAAAACGTTAACCGATTTCAGGTGCCGCGTGATGCTCGGTGCGGTTCGCCGCGGGTCGCGCTTCAGGCGTTTGGCGATGGCTTTTGCCCCCATTCCTGAATGGTAAAGAGCGATACATATAGGGATCGGCAGTTGGCAATCGCCCTCAACGCTTTTGCGCTTCTCGGTGTGGCCGGTGATGAGGCGCACTTCGACGGGCATGTGCTCGTCGCGGGGTAAGGCGAAAGAGGCGTCCACCCAAGTGTCACCGAGCGACATCTTCTCTCCTGTTCGCCTCGCGCAGTCGGTTCTCTGCCTGCACTTCGGTCAATAGGTGGAAGCGGTTGCGATGCCAACCGACATACTGGCCAGTCACCCTACAAAACACGGGCTTGCCGATTAGGTGTAGCCGTGGGGTTGTCCTAGCGATCCCATTTTCACGAAACGTCTCCTCCTTGATGCTCTCCACCACGTAAACCGCGTTATGGACAACGAAGCCGTTCGGGAACTCGAAGTCGCCCGAGAACGCCCCGCTTCGTGGCACAGCGTCCACGCAGACTACTTTGTCGCTGGTTTTGAAGCTCATGGCTTGGCGTCCCTCTGCGCCCGGAGGAAGGCGAGCAGGTTGGCGAGGTTGGTGCGCTCGGTCAGCAAATCTGATTGAGCGCAAAAGTTGGTGCCGGCCAGAGCCTCGAAAATCTCGTCGAGCCCCTTGATCGTCTTTTCCAGTTGGGCGATGGCCGCTTCGGTGGCGCGCTGGTAGCGCAGGGAGGAGACGACTTGGTCGGTGGGTGTGCTCATGCGATCCTTTCGTGGGCGAGTAGTTCGTCCATGCGTGCAATAGCTTCCTCGCGTGTGATGTTTCGGCCCTCGTATTTGTGAGCGTAGAAGCCGGCCGCGTAAGGCTTGAACCACCCCGAATGTTCGAGAAAATACGGGTGTTGCGGGTTGAGTCGCGTCTGGATTTGCAGGTGGCATCTCTGGCAGAGCGACAGGAGATTCCACCATTCGCAGTTCGATTTGTTGCCGTCGAGATGGTGGACGGTGAGAATGCGCCATTCGGCGTAAATGCTGATGCCAGCTCGCACCAATTCTCCAGCAACGGCCGACGCAAGGCGTCGCGGCTCAGCCTCTCCTTTATGGAATATCGCGATCGGCCCTTTGTGCGTGCAGTAGTTGTCGCACGGCGTCCATTGCCCTTTCCCGTGCTCGCCGGTCTTGTAGCGGTGCCCGCACCGAATGCAGCGATGACCAGCCTCCGCGCGCACGCGGTCGCCTATTGCGCACCAGTCGGCGGGATATTCGCCTTTGATGTGGAGTCGGCTCATGCGGCGTTCCTACGCAGCTTGGCCCGCAAACGGGTCCAGGTTGGCCAGCGGTCTTTCCCGTGCCGCCCACTTCGGATTCTGACGGCTGCCGCGGCGTGCTGGGCCGTAAAGTGCCGTTCCCTGCCAAAAGCGGCCGCTATTTCCTGCCAGCCTAGTTCCGGCTGCACAAACTCACGGATCAGCGCCATGGCGATTTGTCGGGCCATTGCCGCAGGCTGCTTATTGTCGGGTGCGTTCAGTTCGGCCACGGCGATCCCGTATTCGGCGGCGACTAGGCTTTTGACCGTGGCGATGGAGCGGGACTGAGAGCGGGTAGGGGTCATGAATTCGGACTGTCCGGTTTTATTGTGCTTGTCGCATCTTCACGAAATCGTGCGAATGAGGCTTCTTCTTTTTACCGTTTTTCTTCTTAAAACGTTTATTCTTCTCCCGTGAGTTCGGCTGCGGTGCAGTCGCCCATCGCCAGTAAGCGGATGATGGTGTTTTTCCGGTCAAGGATCTCGTGAAACTCTTCAAGGCGCTTTTCGGCGGCGTCGAGTTCGCATCGCAGTTTGCTGACGGTCTCGGCGGCTCGCTGTTCTGGTGTGCTCATGGGCAAACGCGGTTGAATAGCTCGTGAAACTCGCTGTTGTGGCCCGGTGGCGTGCGATTGTCCCAAAGGACGAGCGCAGCGCCGCGGGTGCGAGTCAATGGCCCTTGCGAGGCGCAGCAAATGCAAACGGTGGCAAACAAATCGCCTTCGTTGTCGTGCAAAACTAGCTCCGTGTTCGGGTGCCGTTCGTCACCACAAAACGGGCATGGTCTCGGCCTGACGGCCTCGACCTGTTCGGAAAGGGGGACGCTCATCGGAAAATGATTTGAACGCCGGGGAGTATCGCGGGCAGTTCGGCCTTTGCTTCATCCTTGGTCAGCCAAAACGCCGCGCTCGCCGCATGGGTGTTGCCGGGCACCGGGCGAAGGACTGGCGAAGATTTGCCCGAGAGATACGCGACGAATCCGCCACTACGCGGCTCGATTGTGATTTCAACGGCTTTCACAGCGCCTCCTCAATCTGGTCCAGCCCCGAGCGCAGGTCCGAAATCAGGTCGCGGGTACGCTGTTCACGAGTGCCGGCACTCAACCCGTGTATGTGGCCGATGGCCTCCGAGATGAGGTCTTGCGCGCGTTTGAGGGCGGCGTCCTTTTCGGCGAGGGTGGCGGGGCGCGCGGGAATCTCAGCGACTTCTGCGGCAGGGCAGCGAACAGTTCGCCCGTCGTCGCATTTCACCACGCACCACTCGACCGGCTGATTCGCACCGTTGAGGCAGGTGTCGCGCGATAGGACCGTGCAGCGACGCTCAACGATGCCGTCCGTGCGATACTTCATCGTGCGCGGGATACGCGCCAACTGTAGCTCGCGCCAGATGTGCGTAAATTCCGGCTTTGCGGGCTCCTGTTGGGCCTTGGCAAAGGAGTTCAGGGCGGAGGAGAAGAGGGGATGCACGTGGGAGTTCATGGTGTGAGTTTATTCGCAAGAAAGGTATCCAACGTGACAGGCTGGCGAAGCGTTCAACTCAGCTTCGCTCATGCGCTCTTTTCCGCCGCGCTTCGTGTGAGCCCATTCGACCACGCTACGAATTGAGGCTGTGCCCCACAGTTTACCGTCTGAATCCGTGTAGGTCAGATCGCGAAAGCGCGCGGTTGCTGTCTTCGCGTGAAAGAATGTCGAGATGCGCCCGTTCGCCGCGTGCCGTTTCTCTTCGGCTTCGATGGCATCAATCTTTTCCGGGCGCGTATTCGCCACCAATCGGATTTCTTCTTTCCCGCAGTTGATGCACGGCCAGCAACCAACGCGCCGCGCACCCAACGCATACAGCGGATTGAGTGGCACGTTGTATTCCCGGTGAATCGCCAGCACGTCCGCAAGTGTCCAATCGCGGAGCGGCGTCCATTCCTCGCAGCCCCAAAAGTCTGAAAAACCGCGTGTGGGTTGGTCTGCCATTTTCCGTCCACGCTCATCCGATTCGTCGATGCGCTTCCCGTTAATCAAAACAACGTCCTCGCCCGCTGCCCATTGCCGCTCAACCCACCGCTTCAGTGGTTCGATCTTCAACTCGATGGAGCAGAACTGCGCGACGCGAGATGGAAACCGCCCTTTCTTGAAACAGAGGTCGAAGAATTGCAGGGGCGGAATCAGCGTCTCGATTCCGAACGGAACGCCCGCTGCTTCTACAACCTGCCGTAAAACTTCAAGGTGTTGATACGTCAGCGCGTCCTCGTTGCCCGTATCGCTAAACGTGATGCGTAGTCGATTGCGCGGCAACCCGGATTTGAACAGTGCCCACAGCAGCGCAGCCGCCGAATCTTTGCCTGTGGAAATCCCCACGTTGTAAAGCGGTTCGCGCGTGTATGGGAAAACTGTCTGAGTGTGAATCATGCTCAGACGATAGAAACCGTCGCCAGCTTGGAGCGACCTTTTGCGGCACGCTCAATGCGTTTCGCGATGCGCTGCCACCGCTGCATTGCCGCTTTCTCACTCATGCCGCGCGGATAGGTGTCGATGCACACGACAACGGAAAACGACAACTTCATAGCGCCTCGCCTTGATTGTCGCACCTCACGAGCGGGCAAACATCCGTCACGACCGCCGCGGGAACATCACTGCGGAGCCGATAGCGTTTCGCCAAAGACGGGCGCGGCGGTGAGACGGTGGCGGCGCATTCGTCAACCGCAGCAATCCCGCGCTTATTCAGTTTCACCCAACCGTCAGCGCGGTTCTCGTAGAAGTGCTGAACCCCTTGGACTTGGATGCAGATGACCACGAAGCATGATTGCATGTGAATCCCTCGGAGATGGGCGCGGCGCTTTTCTTCGGTGTCGAGGTAGTCTTCAAGCAAGTCCTGCGTGAATGAGATGGTGGCGGTGCCGTGAGCTTTCATGTGCGTTTCCTGCGTTCGTGTTGTTCGTTTTTCCGAGAGACCGCCTCTCGGATGGCACGGAGGCAATCCGATTTGTTGGCAGAGCGCAAGTTTATTTATTGGCAGAGGTTCAAAGCGGTTTGCGGGTCCGGTTTGATGCCGCGTTCGGCGTTGGTCTTCTGCTGGTGGCACGCCTTGCAGAGCACTTGAAAGCACGCGGGGTCTTCCTCGGTGAGCCGCGCAATCCATCCCGGCAGGTCATCGAAACTCCGCAGGCTTCCCGCTGGTTTGATGTGGTCGACTTGGACGAGCTTTTCGCCCTCCGGCCCTTCCTCTTTCAGCGGGAACCACGCCTTGCAGATCGCGCAACAGTATTCCCACTTGAGCAGCGGACGATCCGCCCTCTGCGATGGACGACGCGCCCGCTTCATCGCTTCGGCCATCGGCTTCCACGCGGCAAAGGTCTTGCGCAGCGCACTCCGAATGCGCCCCCAAAATTCACTCTCCGTCATCGTGCCGCCGTTGCGCGTGCGCGGGACCATCTGGCGTTTCGGCTTCTTCATGGCTTGAGAAAAACAATCCAGTGGCTCCGCGAGTTCTTCCCGCAGCGGTTCCCGAATAGCGGCCGCTCCGGTGTCAGCGCCAAGATTCGCGAGACCGGAATATCGCCGTCGTTCCACTTGAAAATCAAAGTGCCTTTCGGCTTCAGCACGCGAAAGCACTCCACGAATCCCTTGCGCAGCATCTCCTGCCACTCACCGGAGAGCGTGCCATATTTCTTACCCATCCAGCTTTTGACTCCGTTGCGCGTCAGGTGCGGCGGGTCGAATACGACCAAGTAAAACCGCGAATCCTGAAACGGCAGCGATGTGAAGTCGGCGAGAACGTCAGGCGCAACGTGAATTGCTCTGCGTCCCTGTCGGCTGTCGGCAACCAGACTCTCCCGCCTGTTGTCCACGAAGCACGCGCGCGGGTCTTTCGGGTTGAACCATAACATGCGCGGCCCGCAGCACACGTCCAACACCAGCGGCAACTCGTCTTGTTTCATTGCAGGGCAAGCTCGGGCTGAGGGTGCGGGGTGGGTTCAAAGGAGAGCGGCAACATCTCCTGCTCCATGCGCTTCGCGGCGATCTCCGCATATTTCTCGTAGATCGTCACCGCTGCATCCTGAAAGTAGGGTTTCACTTCCCGGCCCTCGCGCGCATGAAGGCTTCGGTGGGCAGAGCCTTTTGGCCGTCGCCCCACTCACCATCGGCGTTCGCCTGAATTGGTAGGAGAAACCCGTGCTCGCGGGCGAATCCCTTGTTATTTTCGATGAACTCATGACTGCCTAAATTCGTGGCCATCCACCATCGCTCATCGTTGAGCCGCGCGCCGTGGCATTTGAGCCTATGATGAATCTGGTCGGACCGCCATATCTTCGCAACACCATCATGCCCGACGGCCCATTCCACGAAGCCGCGCCCCTCGCCTGCTCGGATTATCGTTGCCTCGTCGAGCCCGAAAAGGGCAATCGCCACTTGGTCAAACGGGTGCGCGGCCAGATACGCCTTCCGCCTCTTTGCGTATTCCCTCCGCTCGGCTGCTCTCTCTGCGCTCTGGCGACGGACTGGTTTAGTGCGAGTTAGCATGGTGTTTTTCGGGTGGGGTCATTTCAGATTCGGCCATCGCGCGGAACAACTCTTGCATGAAGTGCCGCGCTACTTTGCGGAGGTGTTTGCAGGTGGATTGCCGCGTCCATGTTTCGGCGCCGTCATCAAGGGCGTCCTGCTTGCGTATCCGAAAATCTGGACAGCTACAAAATCCGGCACCCCCGTTTGCGACAAGATCACAACGAAATTTCACAGCCGGGTTGCTTTCGCTCGCGCACCAATAAACCATCCGGTCTCCTGTCGGGGTTATTCCTGGTTCGGTGGGCATCGGGTCAGGGCTCGCGGACACTCAGGGAGTAGCGCACGCCCGCCCGCCTCGCGATGGCGAGAAAGAGCGTCACGAGGATGTCGAGGGTGGTCAGCTCGACCGACAATTCCGGTTTGGCTGGTCGACCGTTGAGGGCTGGGGTGGCCTCGCGGATGATTAGGCGTTGCGGCGTCTTCAACTTGGCGGCGTCGGCCGGGTCTCGAGGAGTGATGACAAAGGAGAAGGCGAGCGCGTTGTGCAGCCCGGCCGCGATTTCCCGCGGGGTCAGGTTGCGCATGTCCTCGCCTTCTTCGAGGGCGTACTGGCCGATGGGCAGCTCGGTCAGGATGGAATCCAAAAGTGCGGCGGCGCCGGCGGGGTCGTGCTCGGTCGCCACCTTGGGCGCGATCTTCTCCCATTCTCCGGGCGCTCCGTCCGTCACGGCAGACAGGCGGTAGGGTGTGCCGACGGCTTCACCGAACCGCTCCACCAGAAACATCAGGGCTTGCACGTGCGCCCCGCGCTTCCCGATGAGGATCGGTTCGTCCTCCGGGGAACAGGTAACGATGAAAAGCAGGTGCGCTGGCGTGGTCGGCGTCGCCGCAATGTCCCGCGCCATCACCTTCAAGTCTGCCGGGTGCTCCACGAAGGCAGAGAGGAGGTCGCGCAAAAGAACCGTGATTTGCTGTGGGGCTGTGGTCATCGAACGGGGATTGCTGTGTCGGGTTCGTCGCGTGGTGCGGGCAGCGCGAGCGTGCCGCGCTCAACCATGTGCTCGTAGAAACTCTTCCCTCCGATTTGCACGAAGGGCATCATTATCTGCTCAAACTTCGCGTTGCCGATTGAGGACATGGCGATCTGCGCTTCCAGCCAGTCCTTAACGATGCGCCACGCGATGCGCTCGGCCTGTGCCTTGTTATTGAACAGCGAACGTGGGATTTTACGGCGGTAGTTGCTGCGCTGATTCACCCGCGCGCTCTCCGCTTTGATTTGCGCATTCAGCGTTGCGATGACTTCGCCAATTTTCGCCGGCAATGTGAAAGGCAGAACGCCGAAGGTCGTCGGCATCTGGAACGTCACTGCGACGACTTCACGCTCAACGCCGTATTGAAACATCAGCGCCGTAGCGCCGCCTTCTTGGAGAATTTCCGTTATCTCGGCAATGCTGCGCGATGCCGGAACCTCAGTCGTGTAGTTCAGGAGAGCCATGTGTGTTCGTGTTGTTCGGTTGGGTCGCGCAGCAAGACGGTGATCTGTTGGGGGGCGGTCGTCATCAGATTTCGGTGATGGCGACGCGCACGATGCGCTCGTCGTCCCGTTTGTTATGCTTGGCCGCGGCCTTAGTCGCGTAAATCGCGACGGCTTCCATGCGTGGGGTCATGCCGCCGATGCTCACGTCGATCAGCATCACGCGGCCTGTCTCGTCGTTCACGATGGCCCATGCTCTGACGGTGTGTTTGCTCATAGGTTGTTTTGTGGCCCTCGGGTTACGTTCTCCCCGAGGGCGCGAGGGGAATCAATTATTTCGCGGCGGCTTTGTCGGTGGTGGGCGCGAACGGCAGTTCCTCGCCCTCTTTGCCGTCACCGTCGTCCTCGTCTTCATCGCCGTCGAACTGGATTTCGCCTTGGGCGCGATTGCCGAAGACGTATTGCTTCGCCTGCTCGATCATTTCTTCGACGAGTGCTACGTCGTCCTTCGGGAGTGGCGGCGTGTATTTGCCTTCCTGCGTCGGGTGCGCGAGCAAGCGTTCCGGCGTCTTGAACGCAAACTCCTTGGCCGCGTCGTCAATGTCTTTGCGGCAGTGGAGTGCCACGGTTGGCGCTCCGCCCTTCTCGCCCACGTCCAGCTTCACCACCCGCAAACCGCTTTTAACGTAGTTGGCTCCGAGGTGGCAGATCGTGCCGGCTTTGGATTTCTTCTTAGCCATGTTGGGTGCTTTCGTTTTATTGCTCTGGTTGGGCCGGAGTTGCCGGCGAAAATGGAAGTTCGGCCACCGCTCCAGGGAGGAATGTCCCGTCGCCTAGAAACTTTTGCCACGAGCTGCGCTGCGCCTCCGTCCAGTGGGCGGTTTTCTCGGCAAACAGCTTTTGCGCGCGTTCGGCCCACGCCTTCTCCACGGTCGCGAACTGTTCCTCGGTCTCGTGAATCGTGCCGGGTGCGGCCACTTCCGCCGCGTGTCGGCATCCGCTGAAAAAGTAGCAGTCGAGTCCCCGCTTGATGCTGGTGTTGTGCGCGTGCCGCCACATCGGGCGCCAGAGTCCTACACGGGTTGAACAGGCAGGGCAGGCGGGAAGTTGGAATGAGGGTTGCGCGCTCATTGCACCATCTCCTGCCGAATGGTGATCGGCACATCCAGCCACTTGCCGGCTGACAATTCTTTCAGGCGTTCGGCGTCGTAGGGAAGCGAAACGATTCGCACGCGCCAGTCCATAGGCTCCGCGTAGGGGTTGCCGCGCTGCGGTCCGGCGAAAGAGGATTTGCCCGCGCCGTTCACCGCTACAGGACGTTCAACCCGGTTCAGCCAGTTGACGAAGCGTTTTCGCGAGATGCGCCGCCCGTTCGCCCCCGCCCACGCCTGCGCCTTCCCCAGCTCTCTCCGCACGTCGATTCCGTCGTAGGCCCGCAACTGCTCCAATTCGCAGAGCCACACTTCGTCGATCTCCGCGGCGGTCGGGTTTACGGGCCGTTTCCCTTTCGTTTTAGGCGATTTCTCGGCAAGGTGGGCCGCGAGTGCCTCGTCCAGCAAAGCGGCCATTTTGGGGGCAAGGACGGCGCGAGAGGTGGCGCGCGGTTCGCCGCTCAACTTCGCCCGATCAAACAGGGCAAAGAGGCTCTCCGTTGCGCGGGTGCCGAAAGAGGTCATGAGTACCATTTCCCGATCTTGTCGAATGCGTCGGCTATTTCGGGGTGGCCGATTTCGCGGATAAAATCCGTCAAAACGGCGTCGGCTTCGATGTGCGCAACCTCCGTATCGTCGTACAGCAATAGCTTCTTCAACTTCATCAGCGCGCGTTGCTTTGCTTTTGCGTGGGCGACGGCTGCAATGTCGGCTTTTGTTGGCTGGGTCATGGGTTGGCTCCTCCTTTGCTGGCACGAGCGGCCAAAAGGGACTCGGTTCGGCGGTCGCGGAGTAGAGCGATTGCCATTGCTCGCGCGAGAGACGGCGACGTTGCGCCTTCGTCCCCAACGCTCACAGTCCATTCCTTTTTGGATGGGACGAACGTAAACGTGGAGATATAGCGGTGACTTTCAATCCACGGCTGGACGTAGTTTGCGCACGAACAGAAAGCGGGGATGTGAGCCGGCGCGTGTTGTATCGTGTGCCCGTCGCCGCTCAACCATTGGCGAGGCGTCTTCGTGTCCAGTCCAGCAACTTCGGCGGCGAACAACTCATTCAGTTGCGCGTCCGTCATCTGGTCTAGTTGTTGGTCGGTGCTCATGGGGTCTCCTTGCGGGCGGCGCGCAACGCGAACCGAAACTCAAAATTCTTTTGCCACGCCAGCGTCAGAGCCTTGCTGAGATTGACCATCGGGTCTTTTTGCAGCCAATCGACCGTCTCTTTGTCCTCTCTCAAGCTGGCCAGCTCTCGCAGCATCCTGACTTCGCGCTCATTTGCTGGCGTGCAACTGTCGCGAATAATTGAAGCCTGATTTTCAAGCTGCTCGCGCAGTTTGGCCAGCTCGGACGCGGCGCTCTCAGGGGTCGCGTCAGCCAGTCGCTTGAGAGCTTTTGCGCGCAAAGCGGTGAAGGCGGGCGACTGATAGGCCCACTGGCGAAATTCGGCTTCTTCGGTGTGATACGGCGCAACCTCGCTCGGTGCGCAATGCTCGTAGCCGCAATCGCCGTTGAAGCCTTCCCGCGAGACCATGAAGCCAAGCAAGAACGCTTCGGCGATCTGCTGGCGCAACCCCTCCGCGTAGTCTAGGTCCGAGGGGGTCATGGCTGGGCCTTTGGTTCGACCTTCACAACTTCGTATTCTCCGCCGTAGTTAATCGGTATCGGTCCAAGCGCGGGGCACATTCCGCGACCTTCTGGCCAGTTGTGATACGCTGCATAATACCCCTTCGAGTAATAATCCTGCATCGCTTTCGCGGAAATCAGGGATCGTTTCAGTCCATCGATTTGTTGCTGCGCGACTTCGCCGGCCCGCAACCCCAACTCACGCCTAGCGCGGTCTAGAGCAGTTGATGGTTCCGCGTCCTCGCCGCACGACCTTGCGCCGTGGCTTGAACGTTCAGTCCACCCGTCGAGAAGTTGCGCCGACACGTCGGCGATGATGCTTTCTTCGCACGCCAAGCTATCCACGAGTTCCCGCTTTTGTTCGTCATCGAGCGCGCTGAGAAGCCACGACAGCTCGATAACGATCTGCCGCTTGTCGTTAAGTTGGATTGCGCTCACGGCTTCGGCCCTCCCTTGAACTCTGCGGTGCGCAAGTGTTCGTCGGCAGAAGTCAGGCGGAAAGTGCCGTAGTTGGGCCGCGCGAAGCCTCCGCGCACCGTGCTGTCCTGCATGTTGGGCTCGTTCACCAGCCCGCGCTTTTCGAGTACGCGGTTCGCGGCCTCGCACACCTCGCGACTTGAATCCCGGTATTTTCTCCGCGGCTTCCGCTTCGCGCCAAACTGAATGCTAAAACCTCCGGGGACGTGGCCCGAGGGGATATTACGACCGATCATGTGTTTCATGCTTCGTTGAAGGCTTTCATCAGCCCGATTGCGTTTTCGAGTTTCGGCACTTTTTCGATGTCAACCTCCACGCCAGACATCAGCGCGGAAAGATACCGCAACGAATCGAGTTCGGCTTTGATGCGTTCCTGCGTCACTTCGTCGCTCAGTTCGTAGATGGCGCAAACCGCTCCGTGAAACTGTTCGTTTTCGTCCGTGACCATCCAGTGATGTTTCGCGGCCTTCATCGCCTTCGCGACGCGCCCTTCAAGGGTTGTTTCGTCTTTGCAGGCGGTGCGGCACTCGTGAGCCACAAGGGAAATCAGCGTTGTATTGCTCATGTTTTTGCGGGGATGGGTTGAAGGCCGAACGCGACGCGCGCGGCGTCAGCGAACGATTGCCTTTTGTTCTTTCCAGTGCCGAACGCCTGGAAGTTTCTGTTCGCCAGTCAGCCCTTTCAAAGCGGCTTTGATGGCGGAATTGTTTGGCGTGAGGCTGACGAGGTAGGGCGCGGCTTCGTAGAGCGCCACGAGGTCCAGCACTTCAAAGCAGATTTCCTCGCGGGTGGATAGTCCTGCTGGTTTAGCCGGCATGACCGCAGCGGCGCTGACGCGCGTATCCACGATTTCCTTCATCGCGGCGGCTTCAATCTTTTCGGCCTTCTTCTCAAATGACGCTTCGGTCCGGCTGTGCTGGCGCGCTTCTTCGATCTTCCGGTTGGCCTCGTCTTTGATCCGCTGTTCCTCCTCCCATGCTTTGCGGCGCGCTTCCTCCGCGATCTTGTTCTGTTCGGCCTGCCACGCTCCGACGAGTCGGCTGATACGCGCGGCTTCGTTGTTCAGGTCGTCCGTCAGTTCGCGCGCCAGCCCGTCAATCCGTTTTCCGATTTCAAGGACCGGCTCTTTCACTTCCTTGCGCGCGTCCTCGATGGAGCGCGTGAAGGCTTTGAGGTCGCGCAGCAAGATGCCCGCGTTCTCAGCGGACGCGGCGGAAACTACCGCGGTGCCCTTGCGAGCTCGCACGAGTAGCGCGTCGCGTTTCGCTCGCGCGTCATCGGTCGCGGTGATGGCTGCGGACTCGATGCCGCTCACGGTCAGAAATTCAGAAACGGTATTCATTGAAAAAAGATTTGGCCGGGTAACGCGCCGGCCTCGCGGTTGGTCAGTCGTTCAAATCAGAACGGAACATCTTCGTCTGCGCCGGTTGGTGCGGCCACTGGCGGCGGGGGCGGTGGAGCTACGTTGCCCGCAGGGGCGGCGGGTTTCTGCAACGACACTCGGATTGCCCAAACCATGCTGCCCTGAAACTCGACCTCACGCGGGCAAAGCGTGATGCGCTGTCCGGCCCACGCGGTGATTTCCTCTCCGTAGAGTCCAGCAATCACTTTGGCGTTGGTCTTGTTGCACACGAGTTTCTTGGTTTTCCCAGCGAGCGAAACGATGATCTTGCGTTCGCGATTCTGACCCTGGCCAATTTCGTCGATCTTGGCGGATGCGATGGTAACGGTCACGTTCTTGCCTTGCAGGTCTTCGACTTTGAGGAAGTCGGACGGGAAGGCGTCATTGATGGTTGGCATATGCGTATTTGGTTTTTGGTTTCGTTTAATCTCTAGGCGGAATGCCTGTGAGAAAAAGTCGGCTTAAAAGATTTTTCGTCAGCCTGTAATTCTTTTTGTGCGCGATTTGCGGCGGCAGTCATAATCACTAATTCGTGATGCGTTTTGGCAATTTGAGAATGCCACGCGCGATCATGACCGTCGCATTCACCGCGATGGGCCATACGATCTAATTCTTTTTCGCGTTCAGTCATGGGGGTTACGCGCAGCCATGGATTCGGCCTCGTGGTAAATGCGGCCTTCAGTGTGGCGCTCGGCCTCTTCGTGGGCCAACTGCTGCTGACGTTGAAGCTGCAAGCGGCGGGTGGCTTCGTTGAAGGTAGCCCAGCCGCGCGTTTGGCGCTTTGCGTCCAATTCGGCCAGTTCACGTTCAGCTAGGACCGCGGGCGCGAGTGATTCGGTGTCGGGGATGGCAGAGGGGGAGGTCATGGTCAAATGTGACAATCAACAACGGTTAGCTGCGTTTCGTCGGGAAGGTCGTCTATCAGTTTTGCGAACATTGAGACCCACGTTTCCTCGTCTTTCTCGTTCGCGACGCAGGCCCACCATCCCATCTTGCCGCGTTCATACCACTTCCCGTCTTTCACGACGGCGAACGTAGTGCCCGCGCGATTACGCGCTGACGTGATGTAGCTTTCTCGGCTTACAAGGAATTGATCGGGTTGGTCGTAGAATGGGTGGATGCCTGCCGCCTCGAAATCGGCGCGCCTGTTCTTCTCAACCTCTTTCCACGCCACGCATCGGGGTTGGTCCCAATAAGCATTTCGCGCGGTGTCGTGCCTATTCTCGTGCTGCGCGCGAACTTCCTCCCATGACGTATTCTTTGGAAGGTCACCGAAGATAGCCGCCGCAAAATCATATTTCTTCGCAGCTTTGTCGCCGGCCGCATCGCGCATCGCGGTCCAATCAATTTCCCCTTTGCGCAAAACGTCCGCGGTGCCCGCCTTGGGCGCGTCTTGTAGTCCGAGAGTCACTTCATAGCCGCCAACTGGCGCAGCGGCTTTTACACCATCCTTCAAGGTGAAGAAGCCTGCCCACCGCCCTCCAGCTCGGTAGTAATCCCATTTCGCATTAGGGTTGCTCCAGTAACCTTTTTTGCCCGTCTCTTCGTCCACGTCGGAATCTTCGTCCTCGTGGAATACGAGAAACTGTTTTGGGCAGTCGCCCATGTTGTTCTCTTGGTAAGGAGCGAGCTGCTCCTCGACGTTTTCGCCGATAACTAAGACACTGAAATGGCTCATGGTTGGTCTCCCTTCGTTGCGTTTTGGTCGAGCAGGGCTTGCGCCTCCGCTAAGAGTTTGTCGGCGTCATACCGTAGTTGCGCCGCGCGTTGCTCCTTTGTCGGCATCGACGCTTTGAGTTTGGCCATCGCGCCGTCAATCGTCACGTCGGATTCCATCTGTCCGTGCGTCGAGACAATGAACCGGCCAATGTTCCAATCCTCCTTGCCTCCGGTCGTGGCGATAATCTCTAGGCAAAATGGATTCGCCCGCTGCTTCGCCTGTAGGTAGGCTATCAACTCCGCGTCGGATGTGATGTTCATGGGGTGCCCCTGTGTCGTTCGGCCATCAGTTTCGCGAGCAACGCCACTTCCGCGGCAAGGTCGCGCACAATTCTCGGCATGTCGGTTTTGCCGTGCTCACATTCATCGTTAGCCCTGACTTCGAGCGCCTTCACGCGCTCATGGATATTATCGAAGTGATTCATTTTGTCCCCTGCGTTCGTGTTGTTCGTTTACCTGCCGCGGACGGTGGCCCGCTTCGGCAGGGAGGAAGGCCCGATTTATTGGCAGATGCAAGCCTATTTGTTGGCAGAGGCGAAAAAAGTTTTCTCGGGCCTTCGTGATTCATGTTGGGAGTCCGAAGAGTTGGCGGTATTCGGTGGCGTGGATTGCGCGCCACTCTTCCTCGCTCTTCACGTGGCAACCGTGACGCGCGAGCATCGCCTTCATTCGCACGAAACCTTCCTCGCAGTTGTGGCCCGCTGCGGTCAGCTCCTCGCGGATTTGTTCCGGCGTGCATTTCTCGATCCGCTGCCACTCACACTCGGAATCAATGTGCAACGCCAGCTCGCGCACGATGTCTTCCAGCACTTGCCGCGCGTTCAGAGGAAGCAACGGCGGATTTTTCACGCAGTCCAGAACGACGCGGCGGTAGCACTCGGGCAAAAACTCGAATCGCTCGTCTATCGTCTCTTCCATCGGATGCGTCTCGGGATGGTTATTTTTCATCGGTGCTTTTGTTTCTCTGGTTTCGG